TTAAATTTCTAACCTCTCTAATATCAATAGCGTCTTCTAAATTAATATCACCTTTAGATAATGCCATTTGAACATTTTGTTCTAGCATAGCTTTTTGTTCCTCATCAGGAGCTACTTCAATAAATATACCGAAGTCATATAGGTATAAGTCTTTAATGTCTTCTATTCTCTTTACATTGTATTTACCTATCTGATTAGCAAATTCTTCTTTAAAATCAGCATACTCTAATAAATCAGCAATTCTTAATGATAATCCTTCAGCAATTGTTCTGGTGATATATAAACTACCTTCTAGTATATGTCTAGTAGCTGTGTTAGAGTTAAGAGCTGCTAATTTCTGTACACCAACTAATGCATTTGGATCAGGAGTTGATCCGTCTCTAGCCTCGTTCAGGCCTGTCACTGCTCTAATCATTCCTAGGTAATGATTGTAATTTCCTATCAATGCAGCCATCTTAGATTGACCACTACTAGTATTTAATTGCTGGATTGGAACTCTAGCGTTGTTAAATTCTCCATCTTGAGTATAGCTTCTACCTACCACACTACCAGTCTGGAAGTAAAGTCTTAATGCATCCTCTGGGTTATACGCCTGTCCTGTACCTAAATCCACTTCACTAAGCCCATCTGCGTCTATAAACACACCATCTGGAACCATTTTAGCAACCACCTGCTGTAGTTTTAAATGGCTTATTTGAATTTGGTCTGCAAAAGGAATCATTCTTCTAACCAAAGATTCAATATTACCTTTGTACATTCTTGGAGCGCAAGCCACATAGTTAGGCATCGCGTGTTGAGAAGCTGATTTTGGTCTAACCATATTCTTAGCCATTTCCCATTTCAACACAATATTAGAACCAGCTACCATTATACCTTCGTACCAAACTTCAATAGTTTTTTCAACTCTCTCGAACTTACCCTCCTTCATCATATCTTTTGGTGGGTTGAAAGTGTCATCCTTTTCAATCATTCTTTCTCCACCACCTTCTAATATCTTTTTCTTATATACAAACTTTTTAGTAGTTTTATAATTGAAATAAATAAGTGTAGCAGTATCCTTAAAGAATAAACTATTTTCGTAAAATCTATTTACATTATAGGAATCGTACCAAGTCTGACTATACTGTGAAATCTTTTTTAAATCATCTCTAGTTAAATCAGGATCAATCTTAACAAGTTCTGCTATTGGAAGTGTTTTAACTTCTCCCCAATAAAAACAATCTTTAAAATGAGGGTCTTCTGTGTAGCTATACACTACATTAGCTGGGTCAACATAATCTACTTGAACACCACTACCTGGTAAGAACTGGTGTTTAGCCATACCTACACCCAAAACGGTCATATCGTAATCAATTCTTTTCTTGGTGTCTTGATAATGATTTTCGTCTAGCACTGTATTAATAGCCACCTCTTCTGCAATTTCAATAGAAGGCTTGTATTTTAATTGCATATGCAATTCAAGTTCTTCGTCATTTTCTGGAAGTTCTTCTACATCCGTCATAAACGGGTCAATACCAAATGACTCTTTGAAGTCTGAAAAGATATCTTTATTCAACATATCTCTTTCTACTAAATTCTGGTATTTATTTCTGTGTTCACTAGACAAAGCGTCTTGCGCATATGCCTTAACGTGAAATAACCTGTTTGACATTCCATTAACTACAATGTCTACAAACTTAGGAAGTATTGGAACAGGAGTCCAATCTAGATTCAGGTAAGATAAGTCACCGTCAACAGATAATTCGTTTTTGTATTTAGCAACAGACTGCTCGCCTCTTGCATATCTTCTTAATTCATTAAAAGATTGGAGCTGACTATAGTATCTACAGCTACCTCCTCCTTTTCTAAACCATTCATACTGAATAGCCTGACCTACCTGTAATCCATACTCCATTGTTGCTTTATCAGCATCAGTGGCAAATTGATCTGGAAAACCAGCGGGGTTTATTAATAATTCAACGTCTTTCATTTATTTTAATAATTCGCTTATATTCCCCTTATTAGCATATCTTGCAAAGTTAATGCTTATTTTTGACTCTTTTTTGATAGGAGTATACAAGTGTTTTTGATTAGCCATTATAGCTAAACCAGAACTAATTGAAGCATCAAATTTAGTTCTTTTATTTATATCAAACCTAGCCCAATCTTCTAAAGTTTTTGTAAAATACATTGACCCCATTTCATCCATTTCCCTAAACTCGTTAACCATATCTAAACCAACATATTTCTCTATGTAAGATTCAATAGCAGACGCGTGAGACTGCTTAACATCCTCAGAGGTGTTAGGTATGCCACCTAACTCTTTTTCTGTCTTAGAAAGCTTGTTAAACTGTTTATCTGGTCTGTTTGTAGAAAAGCCACGATATCCTCTATTTTTAAAGTGGTAAAGTAATCTTGGTTTGTTATTTTCACACAGTATTGGCATACCATAAAATACACAAGCCATTAATACTTCTTCAAAAAATATCTCAGCTGTTTGTGGTCTAGCTACATACTCTAAGAAAAACTCATTACTCGGGGCATCATCCATATTAAACTTAGTCATTCCGTGCAAAGCGCCATTAGATCCTTTTCCACCTACTGTTCCTGATATATCATAACTATCACAACCAAAAGAACCAAGGTGTTCATTTCCAGGATAATACTTTCCGTTTCTAAGTTGTTTTTTATTTTGTAAATCATATTTAGGTATCCAGCTTACTAAAAATCTTCCTGTTTTATTTGGAGTCCATATTACTCTAGAATCTTTTATCCCATTCTCCCAATGAAAACTACCCCTAGTCAAATACTTAGCTTTCATTAGTCCATCGTTATAATCTATTTGTTGATATATCTTAGTTAAATTAAATAGAGACTGCTTACTCTCATCTCTAAATGCGTGAGACTCAGTTCTAGGAAACTGTCTATAAAATTCATTTAGTGCATCTGCATCATTCTTTAAAGATTCAACTTCGTTCTCCCAGTAATTAATAGCGCCTGTAGTAATATATTCACCATCATTTCCTTTTGTAGGTTTCCTTGGGGTTTTTAAAACAGGCATACCAAACTTATCTATGTATCCTTCAAAGTTCCATTCCATAGGAATAAATAAAGAATATAAGCCTGACTTGGTTTGACCATTTGCATTTCTATTTTTAGCATCTGAATCGTAATACAGTTTTTTAAAATTAGACCCACCCTTATCTAATGCATTGGAGGTTGATCCCATCATACATTTGCCAATAACTTTACTACCTAATCTTAAGCAAGTTTTTGTAACGCGCCAATTGTTTAATATGTTTTCGGGCTTCTCCCACTTCCCACTCTCATCGTGAATTAATAATTGTAATTTCTCACCATCATAAGAGTTGTCAGAAGTGTTACGCCAATCTATAGTAGTGTCCAAACCTTCAAGTTCTTGATTATCATTAAGATACATATTACGCTTAGTAATCTTACTAGCAGGAACCCTATAAGACAATTCTGTCTTTGGTTTATCCATACCATCTTGAATAGGCTTAAAAAAGAAAGGATAATTGTTGGATATTGGAACTATTTTATCGGTAAACATTTTCTTGGCATCGGTTCCTGTCTTAGAAAGAACCCCTACTCTAGCGTCTTTGGATATAGTTGCAGTATTTACAGTTTCAGATGAACCCATAAATGAAAAGCCAGATCGTCTTATTTTTAGATAACACATACCAAAACTCCTCTTGTCTGCTTTACAAGCTTCCCAAAATAAAAAGAATATTCTATTAGCTTCTCTAAACTCAGGATGACCTACATCAATTTTAGTCCATTGCAAATAACAATAATGAGTTCCTGTTATATAAGTAGAATTTCCATTATTATTAAACCAAAAACCTTCATCCCTTTTGTCAAACTCTTGCTCTATATACCCCACCCAAACATCTTTAAAATCAGAAGACATTTCATTCCATTGAAATATAGATTTTATTTTAGATAAAGATTTAGGGTACTCAAAAGGTTGCCAACATTTTTCTTCATTAGAGTAATATTTAGAAGGTGTTTTAGGTAGGCCAATTTTCAACCCCTGAACTTCGTATATATCACCTACTGTTCCGTCCTTAGAGATAACTATAATGTCGTACTTTTCGTCATAACCATACTTCCAGTTTTTAGCCTTGTTCTTTTTAGCCATTGCCGTTCTAGGAACAACATCTTGTAAAACCCTGTATAATTTATTTAGACCTTCTCTCTGCAAAACCTTGATTACTTCCTGTTTTATTTACACTGTTTAAAGCCTCTTCTTCTGCATCAATACGATTTAGTATTTCAAACGCATCAAATATAGCTAGCTTTTTAGTAGCTGCTGCATTCTTTAACCTGTCTGCCGCTAGTTCATCGTCTAAGTCAGGTTTAATAATTTTTTCTTGAGCTACTTTTATAAGC